TTATTAATGGACTCAGGATCAACTACTTCACCCCAGTGAAAATCTGATAAAAACAAAGTAGGAACTCCAGGTGCCCCTTTGGCAGGAGAAGATTTTACTAACCACTTAGGTGGTTTAGCTGTATGCTTCTCTAACTTGAATACAATCTTACGTACATTTTCAGCTGTTATATTTTCTTTAGCAAGTTCTTGTACATGTTTTTTTAATTCTGAAATTTGTAAATCATACAAAATCTTTTGCTCAATCAAAGCTGCTTGAGTATCTGGAGGATTAACCGACGGCTTTATTCCTTCTCTTTCCGCTGCTTCTAGCCTGCTAATTAACGTAGTTCTAGGTATCCCTAAAGTTTTAGCAGCTTCAGACTTATTACCTTTAGCCACAACTACTGCATTTAACGCTTCTAAGTTTTTATTTTCTGTTACCATTCGATACATCTCCATCATTAATAATTCTTCCAAAGCTATCTACGATAGAACCTTCTGGCGCACTCTTTAGTTTACCGTTCTTATCATAGGCTTCAGCCACCACTCTGTAATATATTTCCTGATTAGTTCCAGGAACCATATTGTTTGACCACTCACCAGTTCTTTCATACCTTCTAAGTTCTGCAAGATTAGCTTTATGATGCAGATAATCTGCATAAGCTTCTGCATGATTCTTATCCCTCTTACCTAGCTTTCTAGATATTTTGTAAGCTTGAGCCGCTGCTTCTGTCTCTTGCTTCTTAAGTTTATCTATATCTTTCTGTGTGTATTTTTTCTTTGGGCCAAGTTTAATTGGATAGTCTGGGTGATATTTCATATTCTCTCTCCTATAAAAAGCTAGGGGCAAACTAATCGAAATTAATTCGCCCCTTGTGCCCCCCTTAATTCGTATTATAACACGGGGAGGGGTTGTTTGTCAAGTCCTAATTTGCACTCACGTCTACTAATTCACAGACACCACCAGTGCAGGCTAGTTCTTGAGAACCTGTGGTATTGTCTTGGTCTTCTTTGAACGCTGAAAAATCTACGTTGGTCGGCATAGTTTTTAAAAGTTCTTTGTATTGTTCTTCGTCACAATCTTGATACGGTGCTTGTTTATAAACATGATCAGCATAAGGCAAGAAGCTTATGCCTGCTATGTGGTCAAAGTTATTATATACCCAAGCACCAACATCCATCCATTCATGATCTTTAACTGATATAGTTACTGAAGGTTTATGTTCACACCAATGTTTTTGATACATCAACCATGTTTCTAATTGTTGTATTGCTCCTACATTTTTTCTACATACAGCACGATCAGGTGATTTTATTGGAAAAGAAAATACCGTAACAGAATTTGGATTAGTTACATCAGGTTCATTTGGGAATCCTTGTTCAATCATAAACGAAGTCAAAGGATCTTTAGTATCACAACGGACTGTTCTTATGTAGTAAGGACTGTGTCGTGTGTGTATACCTGACGCACTATCTACAAGTTGACTTACAGTACCAGATGGTTTAACACAGGTAATAGCTGTAGACTGTGGTATCTTTAATTTCTTTGCCAATTCTTTATTAACATCTACAGCAGTTTGTCTAAGTTTCTTTAAGAAATCTGCAGTAGGTAAATTAGTGTAGTGATTATCCATAATACCTGTCAAAGATACACCGAGTAATCTTTCTTCTTCTGTATTATCTTTCCATATCTTACGCAGATATTTAAAGTCTGTGAGTGTTGATTGAAATGTCCCAAGTATAGTAGCTAATCTAACTTTAGCTTTCAAAGATGATGGTGTATCTGCCCCTCTTACTACTACTTCTGTAAGATTGCAGAATTGATATGGGCGTAGTATAATTTCCGAGCAAGGATTAGTTCCAAAATCAAAATCAACATTTCTTCTACCATTTTCTGCGGCTTTATCCTTAGCAGATTTCCTGTTAAATATACCACGTTCTCCCGACTTACTATCAAATAAACTTTTCCATTCATGCATAAACAATCCAATGTCTGGAGTCCTAGTATAACAAGCAGAGTTATTAGCTAAGGCTCTATGTGGATCAGTAACCCACCATTGGCCGCTCTTTGCTTTACGCATTCTATCATCTTGTATGTTACTAAGTGATAGTAAAGCACTACGTCTTACACCTCCAACAACTACAACCTCTCCAATTTTACACACTAAATCGTGACACTCAATAGCATCTAGCTTTCTACCAGTTGCATTCTTAAACATAGTTATAGTAAAATCAAAAAGATTAATTAAAGGTTGTGGGCCACTGGCTCTACCTCCAAATGTTTTTAATCTAGCACCTGCTGGTCTTACTTTAGTTATATCAATCTTTGGTATCTGCCCTCCATATAGCATAGCTAGTAATTCTTTAAATGCTTTTGCCCACCCTGTCTTACTATCTTGAACCACTATAACTGTATCACTTTCTTCCATTGTTTCATGTACTGGGGGCAGTTGTTGAACAAAGTTTCTTTCAACAGAAAACCCAACACCAGTTCCACACATTAGTATGTACATAAGTTCATCAAATGCTCGTACATTATCTATAGGAATATAACTACAGTTATAACCTGCTACATGTTCTTTATCTAAAGCTTGACCTGCAGTCATCAAGGCTCTCATAGATGGCATGACTTCTGTAGACAACACAGCATTCTCTAATTCATGTCGCAATGTAGAATCTAAATTATATTTATAATTTTTCTTTAGATGCTCTGACATATAATCAAAGTAACGACCTACTGTCTCAACCCAAGTCTCTCTTCTATTCTCTTCATCTAAATATCTAGCGTACCTAGATGTGTGTATAAATTGTTGATACTCAGTCGGAAGTGTGTTGCTCATATATAATCCTTTTTAATTTTTGGGTGAACTTGTATTATATCATTTTTCATTTTTACTGTCCAGATTTAAATCGTTTTTCCACAGGAAAAACTATATTGCCTTCTACTTTTATATAGCCAGAGTCTTCCATAGCTTTGATAGTTTGTTCCAATTCTCCAGGGTTAGGTACCTTTCTTAACAATTCTCTTTTAAATAACTTAATAAGCATATGACTTCTCCCATTATTAAACAATGTACCATGTAACCACGTTACCATATCGTGTGCAATACGACCAGTCCTGCCCATACCAAATCCTTCTAAAGCTTTAGGCATAGCCGCTTCTGCATCAAACATAATTTCTTTTGTCGTATCCCAGTCTTCTTTCATTATCTTTCTGGTGCCCCTCCTTGAAGCAGAGACAGCCATAGCAATCTTTATAAAGTGAGATACCCTACGTTGCACGTATTCAGACAAGTGATTGTCAGTAGGCTCTGGTGGTATGCCATTATGTATATCTTCTTCTACATAATCAAATGCGTCTTTATCAAACTGCATAGGGCCATACATCTTAGCAATATCAGATAGATCTTGTATCAAATTGTTAACAGTATTATCGCTTATTCTTTTTTGTAAAAGACTCTGTGGTATACGATCACCTTCATAATATATAGGCAACATACGAGATAACAAACCTTGTGATCTTGCATCTTCAGGAAGATTATCTACAAATTGTTCAGGTGTTGCACAAGCTAGCCAGTTAAGGCATGGACCTTTAATAACATATTCACCTGCCGTCTTAGTCTTATGACTATATTCCATTTTAGAATCCCACATATCAGTTAAGAACATCTGTAAATATCTTTCATGCCTACTCATAAAGGTACCAAACTCTGACGTAACTAGAGTCAAAGACGAATCATAAAACTCATCTGCCGCTGGTGTTGCAATTCTTAGGTCAAGTCTTGTGACCTTTGTCATGTCTACTGCAAGTTTTTCTGGTGTAATTCTATCTTGTATAGAATACAAAGGATATTTACGTAAACCATACTGATCTAATCCTGCATTAAAATTCTGATCATCTTCACTAGTACCTACTGGTGTAGTAAGTTTGCTAAATATTCTACTAAATGGTAAGATTAAACTTACAGACTTATTTCTGCCAGGAGGGGCAATCAATACTACAAATAAGTTTGAGCGTATGTCATAGTTAGCCATAGGATACCATACTCTTCTGCCCATAGCACCAGCAACTGCACTCAATGCACTCCACCTAGCAAAAGGTTTAGGTATAGGGCTATCCTTTATGGCATCAATACACGCCTCACTAAAATCTCTGTAGTTTCTACTCATCTTTTGAAATGTCTATTATATCACCAATCTTATTAAAGTCAATATTTTCAGAAGGTATGTTAACTAACTTATATACAGTAGACTCTGTTTCTGCCCAAGTCTTTCCATCCTTGTGGTATATTTTACAAGGTCCTTCAATCTCGACCGAATGACAAGAGTTAATCCTGCCATCTTCATTTACTGTAAAAGGATACTCGCCTTCATTGTTAATATCTATTCGTTTCATGTTTTGCCTCCCATGTTTGTGGTTTCCAGTTTCTGTCATAGTTCTCGTGCTTGTGAAATATCATTGGCTTTTCAAACCAAATACTTGAAGCCAAGTTTTCTCTCACTCCTTTATGTACAACAGACACTCTATGTAATCTAGCTGAATCATACAGTACCATTCTGTTTTGCACACATCTAATTGTTTCTTTATACTCATCACCCTTGCCTGATTCTAAATAATTGTGTATTGATAATCTAGTATTTCCCTTTTCTCTACTGTCATAAGGATACATCTCTAAATTACCTCCTGTCAAATTATCTACAGATGTATAGTAAGTCATACTAGCTCCTGCAATTTGATACTCATCTGTACTAAATTCTTTTTCGTTAGTGTCTTGATGCCAAGCTAAACCAGGATCAGGTGCAGTTAATTTTCTCGACCAATATTCTATACCTTTAGGATAATCATTAGGATCTATATATGGTTTCCATAATAAATATAAAACATGCTCTACAGAATTTCTTGGACCAACTCTCCACCAACCATCCCACCAATTGTAATCTGTCATAGTTTTATAAGACAAACTATTTACCAAGTGTAATCTAGATTCTTCTGTTAACACTTCATCACTCAGTATCATTATTCATTTCCTTTCTTATTTTAGATCCAGTAAGATGTGCTCTCATAAGTGATTCATTATATCTGTGGTATTTACGATAATCTTCTCCCATCATAAATTCTTTTTCAACAATATATTTTTTACCAGACAACGGAATTGCATGAGTAATTATATCACCATAATTAAATTTCAAAACACCAAAACCTTTAGGTATATACATATTAATTCTTAAAGGTACAGCGTTTTTGCCAATGGGTAAAACTCCATTTACTACATGAATGTTTAATCTATCTCCCCAAAAATTATTAGTCATTAAAAAATTATCAGGAGTTTCAGTTGCAAAACTGTATCTGCAAGATATTTTAAAATGGTGGTAATGTTCACTAAATGCATTACCCGTTTGAACATCAGGATGAACACTGCCAGAATCTTCTGGATAATATCTTATACCTAGCTTGTCATCAGCAGTTATATATTCTGATATCTCAATTTCATTATCTACAGGTAAAGCAAACGAATGTTTATACAATTCAACAAAGCCAGGACATTGTTTCATGGTAGGGTTAAAGACACGAGCATCTAACTGTTGCGTACTAAAATTTTTAGGTAATCTTTTCCACCATTCAGGTGCGTACTTCAGGCTAGGTGCCATAGGCCTGTGATCATAAATATATGCATCATCAGTTACAAATTTTATTACATTAGTTTTTGACATACTTCTTCATGTCCTTCCAGTTAGGTCCTATTTCACAATCAGATGGTATAATCATTTGTCTACCATTAACTTCTATAGGATTCTTCATACAGTGTAAAATCTTAGGGACAATCACATCCGCTTTACTTTTAGGAAACTGCCCCAGTATAGCATCATGTACTTGTCCAAGTATATCTACACCATCATCTTTTAATTCCTTCCACACTCTATACAAACCTAGATTTAAAAGATCTCCAATAGTAGATTGTGGCACATATGCAATCGCTTTCCTTAAAGTAGTGCCGTCTTCTATGCGTCCCCAAAATTGTCTGCGACGACCTAATGGAGTAGTTAACGCACTATTTTCTTTAAGCTGATTAGCAATAGCACTGTGCCACTTTCGGATTCCAGGGAATGCCCCTTCGATACGAACGAGAGAGGAAGGGCCTGACCCTAGAACCGTGCCCCCATCAATCAGTTCTTGGAAGCCTCCTTCTCTGTCCTGTTTATGCCATCTCTCAAGAGATGCCAAAGCAACTACTCCTCCGTAATAAAGTAGTTGAAACCTTGTAGCATGAGATAACTTAATTTTAAGATGTCTGCCCAATGAAGTGGCTGACAATCCATAATTAGTACCATGCCCTGCTCGCTTACACATGTCTCTGTAACTGAAGTGGCCAATGTACGGACGGTCTGCTAACTCTCTGTTTTGCACAGGGTCAGATGACCAGCCCATATTTGGCCACACCATCTTAACTACTTGTGTGTGTAAGTCTTCTCCTTCGCAAGCATTTATATACCCCTGATCACCTGCAACGTACGCAGTTACTCTCGACTCGGCTTGCTCTAGGTCTGCATAAAATAAAACATTGTCCCCATCAGGTACAAATATTTCACGCATATCTTTTGTAATGTTCTGTAGATTAGTGCCAGTGCCCCAAGGACTTTCTGAGCTTGCCCATCTACCAGTTTCAGTTCCTGCTACTTTGAAAGAACATCTTACTCTGCCATCACTATCTCTTTTACAATTCAATATGTTTAGTTGCTTATCAATATCTCGTAATGCAAGTATAGTTCTACAAAAAGGCCTGGCTCTTGGATACTCCTGTATCAAATGCTCTAATGCTTCCTTGTCTGTAGATACTTTCTGTTTACCTTTTACATACGAAATGACTGGGGGTAATCCTAGCCACTCATACAAAAAACTTTTAAGTTGCGTAGGACTATTATGATTTAAATCTTTATCCCATACTGCATTAGCAAACAAGTGTAACATCCGCTCAAGCTTGACACGAGATGAGACAAGGGGGGCTTTAAGTTTACCTACCGTTTTCTCATCAACCTTTAACCCACGTAGCATCATGTGCATAGCAGGCTTCAGCATATCTAATTCAAACTGATATGTCTTCCTGTAATCATGATCGTTCTTACCTAAATCTTTTTCTATCTTAGTCCATATCTCATGAGTTAGTGTGCAATCTAAACCACAATAAACCCACAGAGTTTGATCTTTAGACAGTGATTTCTGTGAGATCTCTGTGTTTTTTATTATCCTCACTCTGGTCCTCCTGTTCAAAGGCAATCAATTTATCTATAAACCATTTGGCTTTTTCTAAATCTTGTACTGGTTTACCTTTGTGTTCGTATCTCCATAAATATTTCATAGCTGATCCCTGGCAATAATATTTAAAACCATCACCTTGACATGACTTTATAGCATCAATACAACCTATGCTCCCTCTGTTGTAATGTGCAGGAAAGTTTACTGGATCATTCTCTTCTTTGTCTATCATTTGCTACCCCCATTATATAATAAAATTCATCTCTCGTTTTATCTGGATCCAAGTATGCGTAGTCACATACTGCATCAAAATCTCGTTTATCATTAATCAACCAGTCTTCTGCATCTTTCTTATATCCTATAAATTCTTTGTCATTTCCCATGTAACTAATATCTTGTAGTCCTTGATCTAACACTGCTCTCCATAATTCAATTTCATTATGTACAGTTATGTCTGTGTCCTGCAAAGGCTTTGCCGCAAAGTACTGGGGACGTTTCATTTATGCCTCTGCTTTCATACTCTTTGAAAAATTTGTTAGATTTTTCCATGCTCCCTCGTTCGTGTAAATAGATCCTAAATATCCTAAACTCTTTTCTAGTTCGGGTTGTAGTACATGTTGTGCGTGCATGGTATCATGGACTATTCCCTTAACTTCTATGCCATACATGTGTCGCAACCATGATACGTCATACGTTTGATTCTGAGCAACCTTAGTTATGTTAGGGTTACTCAATATATCTCCCACTAATTTCCACACTGCTAATTCAGTATGGTAATTATAAAAATCTTTTCCGTCTTCCTTTTTAAAAGGAACAACCATTGCTTTGGCTTTATGTGGAGCAAAGCCAATACAGGTTATCTCATCATTTGCAGTCTCAATATCAAACGACAAAGGACTGTATGATGCATTCATTTTTTCACAATAAGATAAAAATTGTTTTACTTCTTCGTACGTAGGCTCAATGCATATCTCTCGCTCTACATAATCTATCTTATTTATATTTGTAGCTTTCTTTAAATCAGATAGAACTGTTGGCCTAAAAGAATAATTCTTTAGAACTGCAACTGGACTATATGTAGGCATGACTTTATATTTTTTATTTAAAGTTTCAATGAACGATCCTCTGTATGATCCGACTTTATCTAAACCACATAATGCCCACAAAGCTATACCTCCCATAGCTATAATAACTTTAGGTTTATATTCTTCTATCTCATTCCATAATCTTTTTATATCTTGTTCGTATTCTGGTTTTAAATATCCGTATTGTGTGGGGGCAAAGTTTGACCGCCACTCTGTTTCTTTCTTTACATTTTTATATTCACTTCTCTTGTAAAAGAAACTCTGTAAATTATCTTGTGCAGGTTTTAATTGGATTGCGTGAGTGAGCATTGCGCTACTGACATCAATGCCAGCAAACTTAAACATCGGATCCAACACTGATTGTGTAGACCCTACATTAATCTTACCAAGCCTAACTTCTGTCGTCGTAGGACAATCCATAATTATGGCAAATGAATTCCCAGACTCGGGAAGCTGAGACTTGATTCTATTATGTACCGCAAACTCACTCACGTGCAAACTTACTTGTTAATAATTCGTTTAACTGAAGCTTGCAGTATGTCTTTATTCTTACCAACCATTTCGTGCTTAACTACACCAGAAAAATTCTGGCCAATAGCTTGCTCTAATAGTTCGCCAAAAGACTGTTCTTCATCCATGCTTAGAGTATCTGTTAGAAAACTCTTAAGCGAAAGCGCAGGGTTCTTTTGCTTCATAGCATTGGGCGTTGCCCAGAACTCCATACGAGTTGGCTCTGCGTTGGACAGATCTGATTCATCTAAGTCTGACTGAATCACACCTGTTGCCTTCACATTCACCTT